TTACTATCACTTGAACCATTGTTTTTTAATTTGATGGCCCAATCTTCATCTTTTTGTACAAGCACTTGGTCAGACCCTGAAATAGCTCTGAACCTAAACTCAACAGTTTCAGGTTTTCTACTTGTTGCTGAATCATTTGACCAAGGTGTTTCTACATACTGTGCACCTCTAAAACCTAGTGCCTTAGTAAACTTTCTTGAAATTTCAAATTCATCTTGATATTCTCTTTTTTTCATACCACCATATTCACGAACTCTTAAAATAGAACTTGGGATACCATAACAATTAAGTATAGCTTTCAGAGAACCAATCGTACCTTTTGATTTTAGAATATAAGGCATACTTGATATTAATCTTTTAGTAATCTCTTTTGATATGTCACCTTCAGATGGTGAGTCAAGAGAACCAGATGTATAGAGTGAGTATGATGACCCACTTAATCTTTGACCAAATCCAAATCTACTTAAATCTAATAAATCTTTACCATCATTAATTGTCCAACCAAGTGAACTAGCAAGGTTAAACAATAAGTCTTTTGAAAAACCTTCACTTAAATCATTCTGTCTATCAGTTATGTCGGATAATGATTTTGTATATAACCACAACTCATCAAATTGTTGACCTATCATATCTATGAAGTCTAAAAAATAATCATTACTTATATCTTCTCTTATATAAGTTGGTAACAAATTCACAAGTCGATTTGGATTATTAGTATCATATAGTGAAGCAGAATATATTTGACCAGCTTTAGTGTTTACTGAACCATACCAGTTAGTAAATGATGTTGCTGAAGAACTAACTGGTTTGAACGGGTCTCCATATGTACCACTACCAGTTTTAGGCCAAGAAGCATCTTGAAATTCACCAATTGAACTTGTAACGTAAGATGAACTTACATTATATAAATAATTTTCATAACCGTCAAAACTATTTTTACTATCTCTAATTAAATTATCGAACCTTAATAAATCTTTTTCATTACCACTCACACCTGATAAAGATGAACTTTTTTGTGTATTCGTTTCTATTTGTTGTAGTTTATATTTAAAATTCGAAAGTCTTTTTTCTGCTGAACTAAAGTTGACAAAGTTTTTGTAATTCGAATAATCAACATTTAATTCGACTGGTTTTTCACTACCACTTATAAACTTATCAACTATATCTTTTTGTAACCTAGAATCACTACTAATTAAATCATTATAACTTTGTAAATCAGTTTGTCTTTTAGAAACTGGTGAACTAACTTGTGAAGACTCAACTGGTCTCAAAACAGTAACGTCTTCATCCTCTTGTTCATAAGGTATCAATTCAACAACTTCGTTGACTTCTGGTAAAATTTCTTTGACAACATAAACAAAATCTTTTTCTGTAATTGTATTTGGTAGTGGTTGATATAGTTTGAATACAGTTGAGAAAGGTGATTCTTGAACAGTTTCTTTATCTGATTTTACGTTAGTCACCAATCTTATATCATCGTCACCAAAATGTAAAAATGTTTTCAAATCTCTAATATCATTTACTTTTTGTCTGACTGCTATGTCAGTAAAAGTATGAGTAGAAGGAAAATATATATCCTCTGGACTGATATCATTTTTATAATCTAAATAACTTTGATTTATTGTTATTGTGTCACCTTTGATATTTTCAATCTTAGCTACAAATGGTGTTTTGATTAATATATTTTCATCTTCGGCCTCTGTATCACTTGAACCTTGACTGTCGAAATTTACATTGATTGTTTTTTCAATTTCCTCTTCTAAACCTCTTTCAGAGACTGGTGTGGCTATAATTGTATAAGTTCCACTATTACTTGGAAAGTTTCTAATATCAAGAGCTTTAAAATCAAGTGTGATAGGTACACCAGCTTCTTCTTCACCAATTTCAATTTTTACATTGTTTTTATCTTTGATTTCATAACGTACAGTAAGAAATTTTGTTTGATTTGATTTAGTTGGGTCTAATAATAATGAAACTTTTTGAGTAAATAATAGACTATCAGGTGGGTTATCTTTTAAAACATTACCTGTGGTTAAATCTGTAATTGTGAAATTATACATTATTCAGGTACCCTTATACAGTATGGTATATATACAAAATCTTTTACTATCTGATTATCACCAATTTTACATTCGATATCAAGTTGTACACTAACGTGACATTCACCAGTAACCAGTTTAATTTCAATCTCACTACCGGTTGATGATTCTTCTTGAAAAAAAGTAGGGTTATTTGAACCAGCTATTATTACGTCATTCGGTTCACCAAAAATTTGATTTTGAAAACTTCTATCATCATCACCTCTATAATCACGACCTGAAATTTTCCAAGTGTATTTTGTTGATACGTTTGGTTTAGATGACACACTCTTCAATTTAATTACACTACCTTGATTAAAAAATGGTCTTGGGCCATCAATAATGTTTTGATATTTTTGAAACAAGAAATTATTACTTGATTGCATCCCTCTTTGTTCAATACTTCTTAATGTTATTTTTTCTTCGTCGGATAATGTGTTAAATACAGACCACATTTTATTTATGTAATCAATATTACCTTTAACCAAATTAGCACCACTAATATCTGATATAATCCATCTTGCTTTAACATCACTACTCAGTACTTCTTCAGTTGGGTTTGAATCTGCAAAGATTGGTTCTGGTGGTATAATCTCAGATATGAATGTATTGTTTAAATATAATAAACTTCCTTCATAAGTTTTTGGTAGTTCTACTGAACTTTTAATTTGTTTTACTTCATTAAGAGTATCTTCATCTATACCACCTCTACTATCGTGGAAACGAAATGTACCATCAATTTTCTTTTTTATTGAACTTTTTGATAAGTTGATTAAATTGTCATTGTATTCAGCGTTATTAATATTTTGAGCAATGATTCTTATTTCTTGTCTAGTTGGTGAAATTTCGTGAACAATATATTTATTTTCTTTTAAAAACAACTGGTTACCATCAGGGTCTAAGATGTTACCTAAATCATCAACATTGAATTCACCATTGTATAGTTCACCATCTTCATTAGTTAGTATTGTTTCATATGAACCTGCTTGTTTTCTTAAAAATTTATATTTTACTAGATACCTACCTCTGTCGTAACCCATTTTTCTCAATACAGTACCTGTCTGTATTGATATTGATTCTTTTTCAATTATATAATCCCCTCTATCTACAACACTGGATTCAACAAAGTTGTTATTAGTATCATACAATAGCACTTCAATGTAATCATTATCGTTACTACCAAAACTACCACCTAAATAAGCATATTCCGACGAGGTTAAATCAATAGTTTTATTTGTCTTTAAGATATTTTTATCTTGTTGACTGAGATTACTTATCATTCAAAATCCTCACCACTTGGGATATTTTCTAATTGTGTTTCAGTTATTGTTTTTAAATTTAATATTCCGCTGTTTGCAAAAAATATACCTTCATCAGCATATAGTCTTTTTTGATTATTTTCTACTCTGTATATTCTTAAATCATTAAAATCATCACTTGTTACATCATCACCATTAACAATATTATCAGGAAGAGTTTCTGCAAATCGTGATGTAGATAATTCACTAATATTTCTATTTATAGTTTGTTCTAAAATTGACGTTTTTGCTAATTCTTCTGAAGTGACATCTGATGTAGTGTTCATCGTTGATAAATCATTTCTATCTATGACACCCTCGTAAACACCTTCAATTTTCTCAAGACTTTCAAGACCATTAGTTGAAATTATTTCTTCAAAAGAGTACAAAACCCCATTACGTCTAAAATTATCTTGTTTAAGTTCTTTTACTCTTTCAAGATATTTTGTTTGTAATTCATCGACAAACTCTTTGTAGAAACCTACATTTTTTAATTGTTCTTTAGTAAATGGCATTATTTTTACTTACTTTAAATGTGAACCCTTCTTCAAAGTATTGTTGTGTTTCATCGATGGTACCACTACCACTTACTACTTTGAAACATAAAGAGTAGTATCTTTCGGGTTGATATCCGTCTAACCATAAATTAAAATAATTACCTGTTGAGTCACAACTAACTTTTGAACCGCTACCATACGGGACAATCACATCGTGAGTTTCTGCATCTTTGATAGAATAGAATGTACCATCACCTGTTGCACTACCACTTGGTAAATATTTAACTGTTAAGTCTGCAGGTGTAGTTGAATATGTTTTTGCTGGGAATCTTGCTTTACCAACTAATCTAAATTTAGCTTTTGATTTCTCGTTATACTCTGGTCTTAAACCTTTCATATAAATTTGCATATCTTCTAACTCAGTTGAACTTAAAGCAGATAAAGAACCAGTTGTCCATTTTGAATCGTCCCATTGTACTTCGAGTGTTGGTGGATATTTTGTATGAGTGTCACGAGAAAAGAATGAAAAATTACCAAGTTCAGTAGTTGAACCCTCATCAGCTGTTGAGTCGGTATTACCAATACTACCACTTCTCTTGACTATAAAACCTTCATTTGGTGTAGTTGTTGTTAACCATTTATTTACAATATCAGTAACATCCATTCTCATATCTTTTGACTTATGAGTAAATGAATGTGAAGCTTCAAAACCACTACCACTAAACCAAGTAGCACCAGATGCACTTACTGAAGACCATAAAGTACCATCTAAAGCACCAAATCTATAAGTCCAACTACAACCTTCAGTAGTTACTGGGTTATCATAAGACCTACCATCACCCATTGTCCAGGATTGACTAACTGGGTATGCATATAAGTTTTGAGAAGTTGCAAGAGCTGATGGTTTCGCATCAAATAAATTTAAATAATATTTTGGGTTAGTAATTAAACCACTTTGTACTGATTCAGAAATATATGTTAAATCAAATTTTAACAAAATACGAGAGACATCAACTACAGCACCAGTATCACTAACGTCTTTTCTAATTTCTAATATCTCATCTAAACCAGTGTTCATACTAGATGATGCTTCGTAAAGAGTAGCATCTTTATCTGCAAATTCAAAATAATGCATTTATTAATCTCCGCTTGCTAAGTTATCACCAACTACTCGACCTTTTATATCAGCATTTGGATATTTAACTTCAAAAATACTTGGGTCTAATGCTGTATACAATACACCATCAATTAAACTACTTTGTATATCGTAAAAATTACCAGAGTAACCATCTGACATTTTGTATTTATTTTCAATTACTATTGGTAACTTATTAGGGTTATTATCAATAGGTGGTACAATACTTGCAACACCATCAATCAAAGACAACTCGTAAGCAATATCACTCAATATAATTGGTTGACCTATTTGCCATCTGTCTATATCAAAGAAATCTTTTACTGCTGTAACACATCGAAGTAAAACATCATTTTTATTGAAACCAATTTTTGTCAATATAGAAAAGTTTACACCAATATTAATAACATAAGCATCTTTAATATTTACAGCATCAGTCACTAATCTGAATTGAGATAAATATGTTTTTAAATTTTCTTTTACAGTACGAGTCAACTTAGTTAATTCTCTTTTTGGATTAAGACCAAGAGTATACATATCTAATGCTAATGGATTTTTAACTGTTTCTTTTTCAACATTTAGTTGTTCATCTTGGACTAAATGTACTTTAGCAATATTACCATATCGTTGTGGTAATGAGTATGCTCGAACAATGTAATCCTCTTT